GACGCTGTTGAGTTCCGGGTGCAGGTAGACGCTGCCACCGGGAATGGTTTCGTCGGCGACCAGAGTCTGCAGCCAGTCGTTGATGCGCTTGACCTCCTGATCCATGAACGACTTGGTCAGGTTCTTGGCCATGGCTTTCTGGCCGGCCTTGACCAGCTTGCGGCTGATCGCATCTTCAAGACCGACGTAGCTGATGAACTTGCCGGTGATCGAACGGTTACCCAGCAGCGAGAAGCCACCGAGCACGGTGCGGGCGTAGTAGCTCACGCCGTAGCGGTTGAGCAGATCGCCTTCGGTGGAGGTATCGAGGATGTTGTACTCAACGACGCGGGACACGTCTTCGGCGTAGGTCACTTGGTTGCCCGGGCTCTCCCACTGCTTGACCTTGGCCAGCGCGGCAATCGCCAGGCTGGACGGCGCGAGGAAGACGTTTTTCTTCGCGGCTTTCGAGTACACGGCGGGCATGTTGTGCACCACCAGGCAACGGTCGAAGCCTAGGTCGGCGCCGCCCAGTTCCTGGCTGTACGCCACTTGATCAGCGACCGAAGCGTCTTTGCCATCCAGTACCACACGGGCCTTGATACGCTTGCCGAACGAAGCGAACTCACTGGCCACCGCTTTGCTGCCGGTGAAGCCCGGCGCGCCGATGATGGTCAGGTCTTCCGGGACGCTGCCCAGTGCGGCCAGGCCGAGTTTGCGGCCGGTGGCTGGCTCAACACCGCCGATCACCGCGTTGACAGTGTCGGCCGGGGTTGCGCCCGCTTCGACGATCACCACGTACACCGGCACCTTGACCACTTTGAGGATCTGGTAAACCGCGTGATAAAGGGTGCCCTCTTCCGAACCGGTCGGATCGAGCAGCGCATGAGTGGTGAAGCTGTTGATGCGAAACGGTGCGTTACGCGGAATCAGCGGATCGGCTTTCGGCGCGGTGCCGACCAGACCGATGACGTTGTCACCCAGGCCACCCATGGCCTCGGGGGATTCAGTGGCATTGACGGTAATGCCGTTGTGCTCGAAGTTCAAAACCTCAGCCATGGTTAGTCAGCCTTCTTGGCAGCGGCCTTTTTGGCCTGGGTGGAGGGTGTTTTCAGTTCCAGTCGACCGGCGCTGTGCAGCGCACTGGCCTCGACGTCGAGCAGATCCAGGTCTTGACCGACACTCGACCAGTGCCCACCGCCGGTGGGGAATGGAACGAGCACGGTGTAGGTTTGGCGGGTTGCCATTTTTCGTTTCTCCATAAACGGGAAAGCCCCTCAAAGGGAGGGGCTTGGCGGGTGTTGATTGGTTTTAAGCGGACAAGAAAACGCCCCGGGGTGCGGGGCGTTTACTGGGGAGCCGAGACGGATGTCGCTGGTAGAGAATCCGGCCAGCTTTCCTTGAGCATTTCGTCTGTGTAGGTGCCCGCTTCAATAGCCCGGAGCAACTCAAGCTCTCGGTCGAAGCAAGCCTGGACGTGCGCCCTTACAGCTTTGGCAATGGCGAGAATCTGTTCGGCGCCGATCTCGACAAAACCATTGAGGGTTTTGAAGTTGCAGCGGTACTCGGGGTCGAGAATGGCGGACAGACCGGTGCTGGCGATCAGCGCCTGACTGTCGCGAGATGTTTCGATAGCCATTGATCCCACAACGATACCGAGACCTTCCCGACGATATCTCTCGGACGCAATTATCTGTGAAGGGCTCAGCTGCGGATCAACTGGAGACTCCGACATGTAAGTCAGATAGCGTTGATCCTGCGGTTCGACCATCCCCAGATTGGCGTAATTTCCCTCATCTTGAGGGCAGGAAAAAACCGCAACGATCTTCGTTTGAGTTTCATCCGAGAACATGACGTTTATGCGTGATTTATCTTCCACTGGGTTCACCCTCAAAATCTGTAACTATTCGTCGTGATCGCAAAAGCACTAAAGGTTCCAGCGCTGGTCAGGCGATAAAACAGCGTTTGCGGCGACAACAAGGGAACATCCAGAAATGACCCTCCGCCGGCCCCTGTAAAGTTCACGATAAAGGTCTGTAGACCTATGGCGGCAGCCGACCCGGCAAGCGCCATGCTGTATCCATTGGCCGACACCGAGCCTTGAAAGTTTCCGGAAACCGACTTGGCATTCAATGGCACAGCGGCAGAGATCGACAACCCTGTGAGAGTCGAAACCGAGACGGTTGTCGACAACACTTGAGCGCCATAGAACACCTGACGATCAACTTGTTCAGCTACAGCAAACTGAGCGCTGGCGTTCGTCGGCAAAATGCTGAGAAGCGCTGAAAATGTATAGCCATCAGGAGCAACACCCGCCAACAGTTTCGGAGCGATTACAGCTGTGGCATTGACGGCAATAATGCCGGTGGATTTGGACGCAGGATTGTAAAGCGCGTACAACGCGACAAACCCATTGACCGGTGCTGCGCCCGCATCCATTGCCCCCAGGCCCTTGACCGAAGCCGACAGGTTGAGGCTCTGGTTGAAGCTGGAAATAACCACCCTTTTCCCATTCCCATCTCCCAGAACGATCTCGGAAGCTGTGAATGTCGCAGTCGGAGCAGCAACCGGAATCGAGACCCGAGCGTTTCGAATGTCCCCTGCAGGGGGTCCATTCAACGAAAGCTGTTGTAGCTGTTCAGAGAGCACGGAGATGTCGATACTTCCCTGATTGACCGGCGCGTTCCAGGCCTTGATGCACCACATGACGGCGATGTTGCGGGGACGGGTTTCCGCCCCACCGGTATCCACAGTCGTGACAGCAGTCACTGTCTGCATCGTGACACCGGCGTCTACAGCGGAAAGAAAGGCTCCTGAAGATATGGCTGCAGGCGCACCATTAACTTTACCTGCTTGCCACACGCCAGCCGGGTCAAGAGTTGCACCGGTCTCATCAAAATAACGGTGGTTGTGGGCCTTGAACAAATCGGTTTGGGCACTGCCAACAGTTCGTCCTCCATCCACACCTCGCCCGTGATCCCAACCACGCAGGAACTCACCGCGCGACTCCGGCAAGCGGAAGTTACCCGCCCCCTCGTTACCCTTGTTATAAGTGGTACCGAGAAACGCCGCCAGATCCGGATAGGTCGCAATGCTCTGCACACTGCCATCCAGTTCCAGATAACCCGGCGCAACGATCCCCGTCGGGAAAGCCAAAACAGCGCCCACCGGAACAGCGGACTTGAGTCGTTCGACTTCCTTGGCCAGTGCGGCTACATCGATGGTTCCCTGATTGACCGGGGCGTTCCAGGCTTTGATGCACCACATGACGGCGATGTTGCGTGGGCGAGTCTCCGTGCCCCCCCCTTTCATGGGGCCACTGTACAGACCACCGATGCCGTTACCCGCGAACCCATTCGCTTGGTCGTTCGACAAATATGATTTCAGGCTGCCGCCGGCCGTACCGTAAACCTTGCCCCATACGCTCTGACTTACCGAAGCGTTTGAAACACCAGGGATCCCCGGAACAGCAGTGTTATCGACTAGATAATTATCCACGTGGACGTGGTTGATTACACTTTCACCCTCAGACGTTCCGATGACACGTCCCGCGTTAACTCCCCGTCCGTGATCCCAGCCACGCAGGAACTCACCTCGCGCTTCCGGCAACCGGAAGTTCCCAACACCCTCATCCCCCTTGTTGAACTTTCCACCCAGATAGGCGCTCAAGTCCGGGTAGGTCGCGCTGCTCTTGACGCTGTTATCCAGCTCCAGAAAACCCGGCGGCGGTGCATCCACCGGGAACGCCACAATCGAACCCACCGGCAATGCCGATGCCTTGGCAATCAACGCCTCGACTTCAGCCTTGGTGTAGGAATCCTTGATGCCAAACCCGGCCAACGTTTCAGGATTCGCACCTGCCGTCGCTCGACCATATTCATCAACCGTCAGGCTCTTGTAAGTCCCGGCAGCAATCCCCGTGCGCCCGGCGAGCATCTTGAACGTCAGCGCGGTGGTGCCGAGGGTGATCGGCGCGTTGGTGGTCAGGTGCCACAGCGAATCGCCGTTCGCCGTGCCCTCCTCCACCATGACCGTCAGGCCCGGCGTGACCTTGGCGCTGGTATTGGCATCAGTCGCCCGCACCCAGTCACCGTTAGCCACGATCCACAGGCCGTTGTCCTTGGCCAGGGTCTGGTTCGCCAGCAGCACACGGTCGCCGGAAATCACGGCCACGCCGTCGATCTGTTGCGCACCGTTCAGCACGATGTTGGTAGAGGCCGCGACGCGCACCGATTGCTTGCCATCGAGTTTGCCGAGTTCTTCGGCGAGGTAACTCATGACCCAGGCACGCGTGGCCTTGACCACCGTGTCATCGATCAGCAGCGTTACCAACGACGCATTGCTGGTCTCGAAAATCGAGCGAATGTAGAACTCTTTGCCCGAGCCCGACGTCGCCAGCACCGGCTTGAACGA